TGTTCAGTACACACACATAGTTTTATTATGGATTTTTTTCCAAAAGGACATGGAATAACATCTGGCTCTGGTTTAAATTATAATCTTTCAATCTTTAGAGGTTTAAGTTGGGAGTGGACAGGTTCTGCACATCAATTAAGAACAATAATTTCTAATTTTATTTATGATGACTCATCATCAACAGCTAATGGTTTTTATATTTATCCAACAACTGGTACTTTTTATAAATATGATGTTAGAGCATATGGAGTAAAATTAACTTAATATGAGTAAAGTAGATATAAACGGAGTAGTAAGAGACGCAACACCAGAAGAACAAGCTAAAATAGATGCAAGAGAAAAAGCTTGGGTTGATAATACAGTTAAAAGAAAATTAAATTATGTGCGTAAGCATAGACAAAAATTTTTAGAAGAAACTGATTGGTGGGTTAGTAGTGGTCAAATTACTGACGCACAAAAAACTTGGCGTCAAAGTTTACGCGATATACCAACTACCTATACTACGGAAACAGAATTAGATGCTTTACTAGAAGTTAAAGACGATAAAGTAACATTGAAACATGCAATTTGGGAGAAACCGTAATGGCACTAACTAGACTAGGACCAAATCAATTGATTAATTTAGCTACCAATACTACAGGTAATTTAAACCTTACAAGTCAAGTGACAGGTACATTACCTACAGGTAATGGTGGTACAGGATCAACAACATTTTCTCCTGGTAAGATTTTACAAACAGTTACATCTACAATCGATAATTCTACTGAAACAACAACAAGTCAATCTTTTGTAACTTCTTCATTACAATTAAATATTACTCCTAGTGCCACTAGTAGTAAAATACTTATTTTTGTTATAGGTGGTCAAGCTTATGTTGATGTTAATGCGGAAAGAATGCACACAACTATTTATAGAGATTCAACAAATCTTGGTAATTCTGTAAGAGGACTAGCAAATTATTCAACTAATTCTGCAAGACCTTCATTACCTCATTCAATGTTAGTAGAAGATTCTCCAAGTTCAACATCTCAAATAAATTATAGGTGTTATTATAATTCAGATAGTGGTGGCTCTGTTTATTTTGGTACAGGCTCAATGGGTAAAATGACAATGACAGCTATGGAGATTGGAGCATGACAAATATAGAAAAATTTTGGACAGCAATATTAACTGTAAAACCTAATACTCAATTAACTGTTAATGGAGATATTAATTCAGAAGAAGATTTTAATAATAATATTTTATGGAATACAGGTGTTGATGAAAACAACAGAGCAATTACAACAACTACAAATCCTCATTCAGAAATTACATGGACAGCCGTCAAGGCAGAAATGGACAAACTTTAATGACACAGGATGTCAGGAGTGTATAATGACATTCTAGGAGACTAATTTATGGCGTTTGGTATTACAACTTTTGCAGAAGCACCTTTTTCGGCACAAGGCCAACAGAACGCTGTCGTAGCCGTATCAGGGCTGTCTCTTACTTCTAGTCTTGGATCAACAACCATTGGTCTAAATCCAACCATTACAGGATTCAATCTTACCACCGCAATCGGTAGTGTAGGAACAGCAATTGCTGCAACGCCAACAGGACAGGCAATGACGTCTGCTCTTGGTTCCCCCGCTATCTCAGGAACGGCTCTTGCTACACCAACAGGTTTATCAGCAAGCACGGCTCTTGGTACGGTCACATCTCAAGGAAATGCTTTAGTAACTCCAAGTGGTTTATCTTTAACAACAGCTGTTGGTTCTCTTACAGTTAAAGCAGGTCCTATTATTGGAGTAGCAGGACAGGCGATGACGTCTGCAGTGGGTTCCGTAGGTATCAGTCATGGGTCTACTATTGAGCCTCCAGGATTAAATATAAATGCAAATGTTGGATCGGTAACAGGAAATCTTGTTTCTTTCCCAACAGGACAGGCGATGACATCTGCTGTTGGAACACCAACTGTTGAAATAGCAGCTATACCAACAGGTCAATCTTCTTCAACCGCTGTAGGTAATGCTACAATTCAAGTAGCAGCTATACCAACCGGTCAATCTATGAGTATGGATTTAGGAGCAGCAACCGTTGTTGGAAAAGCAAATGTAACTTTAACAGGTCAATCCATGACCACTGCGTTAGGAACACCAGTTATAGCAGCAAACAGTACCGCCATTCCTACAGGTCAATTTATGCCTATGTCTTTAGGCACACCTTCCATCATTATGAATTCTGTAGCCCTTCCTACTGGACTTTCAATGACAACTGCTTTAGGATCTCCAGCAATTTACGGGTGGCAAGAAGTTAACGACTCGGAAACTTCAACGTGGACAGAAGTCGATGATAGTGCTACAATGAACTGGTTAGATGCAGCATAAACTATGAGTACATATTCAACACGACTAAAAATAGAATTAATCGGATCAGGAGAGCAATCCAACTCTTGGGGTAATACCACCAACAATAACTTTTCTCAAGTATTTGAACAATCTATTGCTGGTGTATACACAAAAAATTTAGGGTCAGCATCAAGTCCCTATACTTTAACTTCTAACAACGGACCGCAAAACCAAGCGGATAATGAAGCTAGACAAGCTGCAATAATATTTACAGGTCATTCATCCGATTTTATCATACAGTTTCCTGCTGTAGAAAAATTATACTTTTTAAGAAATGCTAGTGCATCAAATAAGATTACTGCAAGACTAGGATCTTCAGGCAACACTTTTGTAATTAATCCAAGTAGAAATGTATTTCTATCTACAGATGGAACTAATTGGTACGAAATACAAACGCAAGGTAGTGACTGGGTAACAAAGACAGGTACCTATACCGCTTTTCCTGGTGATAAAATATTTGCTAATACATCTAGTTCTGCTTTTACTATTACATTGCCAGCTTCTCCAACTGTTGGAGATGAGGTACGATTTTTAGATTTAGCTAATACATTTGATTCAAACAATTTAACCGTCGGTCGCAACAGTGAAAAGATTGATGGTGCAACCGCAGATTTAACAGTAGCAACGGAAGGTGCTGCTTTTGCGTTGGTCTATTCGGGATCAACATACGGATGGAAACTATTGGAGAAATAATATGGCAACTTATGCATCTATAAGATACAAATTTTCAGGCACCGCTATTACAGGTGTTATGCTAGAATCAGAAAATTTAAACGACGTAGCCAACAAAGGAACATCAAGAACAAATTTAGGTGTTGAGATTGGTAGTGACGTACAAGCTTTTATATCTGCAACAGCAGGCACAAACGCAAACGGAACAAGAACAGTAAGTACATCAGCTCCGAGTGGAGGATCAGACGGAGATATTTGGTACAAATATTCTACGTAATGTCATATGCCAATTTATGTTAAAGACGGTGGTCAATGGAGAGAGATAAGCCAAGTTTATGAACACGACGGCACGTCTTTTACAAATCAAGGCACTATAAACAACGTTTATGTTAAGGACGGAGGTTCTTGGAGGGAAGTTTTTGTTCTTTTTGAAACGCCAACTACTTTTACAACAGGATCATCAGGATCTGTAGCGGTTCCTACAGAAGCTAATGCTATACATATAAAACAAGCCGTAGGTGGTGGCTCTGGTGGATACAGAGGTGCTGACTATGATAAAGCTGGTGGTGAATCAGCAGGACCTGGCGGTGCATCTGGTGCTTTTATTTCTGATATGGTTTTTACAGTAGCAGGAGGTGAAACGTTAACTCTTGCTGTTGGTTCTGGAGGTAATGCAGGAACAGGTGTATATAGTGGATCTTCTGGAAATGGAGGCAACACAACACTTTCTGGAAGTTCAACAGGTGCTTTATTTACTTTAGGTGGCGGAGGCGCTGCTTCGGTATCAGGAGGAGGGGTGCAAGGTCCTCTTCGTTCAAATACAGCTAGTACGGGCGGCACACGATCGGGATTTGGAACAGCGCTGTCATCAGGAACAACGGTAGATGGATTAAATATTACAAGTTTTCAATCAGGACCAAGAGGTTCTTTTAATCAACAAGGCGACGGAAGTGGAGGAGATAATCCTGGAAACTGTTCTGGTGATAACTGTACGATTGGCGGTGGTGATGGCGGTGATCCTTATGGTGGTTCATTAACAACTGGTGGTACAGGTGGCGCAAATGGTAACACAGCAGGAACGGCTGGCACGCAAGGTGGCGGCGGTGGCGGCGGTGGAACTGAACCTGGTTCTTCTAGTGGCGCTGCAGGTGGGGCTGGAGAATTAATTTACAGATTCTTGAGGATTGCGTAATGTTAACCAAATTACAAATAGCTCCTGGTATTGATAAACAAGATACAGAATATGGTGCTGAAGGTCGTTGGACTGATTCGGATATGGTTCGTTTTCATTACGGACTTCCACAAAAAATAGGAGGATGGTTAAAACTTATTTCAGAAACATTAATTGGAGTTGTTAGAGGCATTCATGCATGGACTGATCTTGATGGAGTTCGATACACAGCTCTTGGAACAGACCGAAAATTATATGTTTATTCAGAAGGTACGGCCTATGATATAACACCCATACGTCGTGGTCCTACAGCTTTAACAAATCCTTTTACAACAAATGGAACTACAAGTGTAACGGTTACAGATTCAGGACATGGAGCAAAACAAGGTGATTTTGTAACTTTTGACTCCTTTTCTGCCATTGATGGGTTGGACATGAATAACGAATTTGAAGTTACTTCTGTTACTAATACAAATAGTTATGTTGTTACTCACACAAGTACGGCATCTGGATCCACATCAGGAGGGGGCGGTTCAGGAAATGCTAATTATCAAATTTCTACCGGACCAAGTGAATCAGCTTATGGTTATGGTTGGGGTACTGACGCATGGAACGTTGATGCTTGGAACACACCACGATCTTCTTCAACCGTTACTCTGGATGCTCGAAACTGGACGTTTGATAATTTTGGTGAAGATTTAATTGCTACCGTACATAAAGGTAAAACTTTTCGTTGGGATACTTCTGTTGGCACTGGATCAAGAGCGGCTGTAATTACACAAGCTCCCACAAATTCTAGGTTTAATCTTGTGTCAATGCCAGACAGACATGTTTTTTTATTTGGCACGGAAACAACAATTGGTTCCAGTAACACTCAAGATGATTTATTTTTACGTTTTTCTTCACAAGAAGACTATACAGATTGGACACCAGCTGCAACAAATACGTCAGGATCTTTTAGAATTCAAGATGGATCAAAAATTATGTCCGCGGTTCGGTCTCGAGGAGCGGTTTTGGTATGGACGGATACTTCCCTCAATGCTTTGCAGTTTGTAGGCCCTCCTTTTACTTTTAGTTTAACTCAATTAGGTGCTAACTGTGGAACTGTTGGGCCGCATGCAGCAGTGGATGTTAATGGAATAGCTTTTTGGATGTCTTCTAATGCCTTTTATATGTTTGATGGTGCCATAAAAAAATTACCTTGTTCAGTACAAGACTATGTGTTTGAAGATTTTTCTATAACCCAACAACCTGAAACTTATTGTGGTGTTAATTCTGAATTTAATGAAGTTACTTGGTATTATTGTTCTAATAATTCTCAACAAATTGATCGTTCTGTTACTTTTAATTATCTTGAAAACACTTGGCACACGGCGACCTTAGCAAGAACAACTTGGGTTGATTACGGAGTTTATGAAAAACCTTATGCTACAAAATATGTTTCTACAGATGTTCCTACCACTCCAACAGTGTTAGGAGTAACTGCTGGAGCTTCTATTTTTTATGAACAAGAAACCGGATTTAACGATGATCAATCAGCTTTAACATGTTTTATTCAATCAGGAGATATAGATATTCAAGACGGACAACAACTATTACACATTGGTAGAGGAATACCTGATTTTAAAGATCAAATAGGCGATGCTTCTATAACTTTACAATTCAAAACTTATCCTAATTCTAGTACGTCTAGTAGTATTTCAAGAACTGTAAATTCGACCACGACAAAATTTGATTTACGTGGTAGAGGTAGATCTGCAAATGTAAAAATTGAAAGTACGGCATTAGGGGCGAATTGGAGATATGGCACACTTCGTCTTGATGTTCAACCAGACGGAGGTAGATAATGGCTAAAATAAGTACAACAAGATTACCAGACGCAACGCCTTCTTATGAACCGTTGCAATTTAATACGCTTATTCGTATTTTAGAACAAATGCTACAACAGTTAAATTTTGGTTATCAACAAAATTTAAAAGACGAGTCTACTGCAAGGAGTTGGTTTCTTGGCTGATTTATTTATTAGTAGATCTGCTACAGGCACAGGTAGTGCGGCTGCTGTATACACGGTTCCTACAGCAGACCAAAACAGTCAACCTCCAGTATTGCCTACAACATCTTTGGTAAAAAGCATACGTTTATCTAATCAAACAGGGGGTGCGGTAACAACTACTGTATCTTTTTTTGATAACAGTGCTTCTGACAAAGAAATACCTTTGTATAAAGATAGTTTAGCAGACGGAGCTGAACAAGAAGTTTTAACACAACCTATTGTAATGGAAAAAGCGGATGCAATAAAAGTAACGGGTTTAAATATTACAATTTTAATAAGTTTAATGGAGATAACATAATGTCAGAGATAGGTAAAAAAGTACAAGACGCTGAAGTTATTGGTCACGAAATAGTAGACGGTAATAAAGTTCCTGTTTTAAAACCAGAGGTTTGGGAAAAAGTATATTGTAGTAATTGCAGTAATGAAGTTGATTCTGAAGAATTAGCAACAGGTAATTGTAGCGACTGTGGTAATCCTTGGTCTTCTACAAAAACCAAAGATGTTACCATTCGCGTTGTTAAAATGCCTGATGTTTTTGGATCTGGTGGAGAGCTTTAAGCACTACACATTTCACAAATTTCTTCTTCCTGATTATTTACAGTAACTTCTTTATTATGACACTTGCATTCACCTAAATGGTTTTTTAATTGTCTTTCCAGACTAATAATTCTGCTGTGATATTTAGCTAGCTTATCTGCTAAAAACGCAATTGATTGCGATACCTCTTGTTGTGTCATAATTTTCTCCTGTTAAATTTTGTGGTAACGACCACATTATTATTTTGAGAAAATATTTGCAAGTAAACTTTTAAAATTGTTTTCTTGACATTACTTCTTATTTAACAGGTCGTGTATTTGTTGTCCTTGTACGGCAACCATAAACCCAATAAATATAACTCCTACTAAAATTATTATAAGTAATATTGTATCTAATGTCATATAACCCTCCAGCTATCAGGGTGAGGTAAACAATGTTCTGTGCTCACTCCTTTTTTCATTGTTAATAGTATATCAGCACTAATGCTAATTCGTGGATCTTCTTTTGTATTTGTTTCTGTGTAGTGTAATAGTTCACTAGGAAAGATAACAAAGTCTCCTGTCTTTACAGGAAATTTATAACTAGCAAAATTAAATTGATTCCATTCTTTTATGTACTCATGTGTTGGAGGTATAAACATTCCTGTTTGCGCAGCTAGTTCTTGTTCAAAACTTAGATTACCCATGTCTTCATTGTGCACATAATAAACACAACTGTAATGACTCGATGTATGTTTGTGTGATGCTATGTGTTGATTTTGTGTCGTATATGTGGCCCATGCTTTTGTAAAGTGCGCATCAAACTTTTCTAGATCATATCCTTTTGCTTGCAAAAAAGCATTTACATTTTTGCGTAGTTCTTGAAATAAATCATTGTAGTCAATATCGGTGTGTAAATTATCTTTAGCGTCATTAAGATCGGTAAAGTTTGTATTGCCCATTACATCGGTGGTTGCAGCTACGCTACCTGGTTTTTCTTTTACAAAAGATTCTATCAAAGGTTTTATTGTTTTATTTATTTTTTGATGGTTTTTAACACTGGTAAGATAAATATTTTTACTAAAAATATTATTAATTGTAGCTTCCTGATCCATAAATTACTTCCAAATATTCTATTTTAGTTACCCAACCTTTAGGTATGGCGATGGCTCCTCCACCATGATTGTCGTCTTTATCAATACAAAAAGACCGCATAATAACTACTTTATCGTCTGTATTTGTAACCATCCAACCAACTTCTTGACATACAGCCAAAGGAGCTTCTGTTATATCTTTTATGGGCAGCCACCCTGTCTCCATATCCCTAGCATCAAGCCAGGTTATCCGGACCATAGGACAGTTCTCAATATCAAACATTTCTTGACTAGACATTATAGCTCTTGTGTTATACCAATATTTTGACTATAATTGTATGATAAAATAGGCGAAATGCACAAGTCTTGCCTGCTTGCTAAATAGACACAATTCATAATTGCAACAGGAGATATGTTTAAGAATCTAGTTAAAAAAATAAAGGGAGCAGCGAAAAAGGTAGCACCATATGCTGGTGTTATTGCTGGTATGTTTGGGGCTAGTCCTCTTATGGCAGCCGGCATAGGAGCTCTTGGTGGAGGATTAGGTACAGGAAATATGAAAGGCGCCGTTCTAGGTGGCCTTGGTGGTTATGGCGCAGGAACCATGTATGGTGGTCAAAACCGATTATTTAACACCGGAATAACAAATAAATTATTTGGCATTGAAAATGCTGGTACCGGTGGTTTCTTTAATCCAATGAACAAAGGTATTGGTGATTTGTTAATGGGAACAAGTCCCGTAGAAACAGGACAAGAAATAAAATTACTATCTAAACCAGAATTAATTCACACAGGTGGAGGAAACATGGTTTACACTAAACCTCACGAACTAGCAACTCACATGGTTACTAAACCTGAAAGTGGCTTAGCACGATTTAAAGATGCATTAACCATGACTAATAATCCATTAACAGGTGAGCCATTGAAAAAAGGTAGCATGTATCGTTTCTTACCAGCAGCTCTTGGTGGTACGGCACTTGCTTATGGACTCGGGGCGTTTGATGAAGAACCAGTTCCTGAAGATGAAAAACCAGTTGAATATGTTTATGATGCAGCAACCGATCCACTTAAAAACGTAAACAAAAGATTTAGAGATTATTATCAAGGTATAACACAAATACCATCGTCATCTATTTATGGTTACTTACAATCAATAGGTGCATTGAAAGATGGAGGTGTACCTCGTGGTTATTCAGGCGGTGGATCAATGGCACAAGCTATGGATGTCCCAGGACAATTTCTTATTAACAATCCAGCTAAAACACCGTTATCTGTTTTAGAAGCAGCTAATGGTATGGGAATACAAGAACTTGAATCATATGTTGATACAGGCGAAGGTGAAGGAATTGATAAAGGATTAGGTGCTGCTAAAGAAGTATTGATGATGGGCGCAGCAGAAGCAATGAAAGAGTTAACTAAGCCGGAAGATATGAAAAGTCCTAGACCTAGTTCTTTTGATGAATTAGATCTAACAAAAGGACAAGAAAAAGCGGTTAGAGAAGGAGCAGACAAAGTAGATTTGACAG